ACAGAACCGAGTGGCGACTCACTTACAAGGTTGAGTCGGAGTCACTCAAGTGCGTTCTGTATCACCACGACGCACCAACTGGCGGAAGCATGACTGTCACCCCGTCGTAACATTCCCGACAAATCCAACCGAAGAACCCTCGCTCAGAAATGGGCGGGGGTTTTTCTTTGCCCCAGATACCAGAAGCCCCGCTGCGCATCTTCCGATGCGGGGCAGTTGCCGCCTGCTTTTGTATGCGGGGCTAGTGGTTGTCGCAGGGGGGTTGGGAAGTTGGCGAATGTGCGCTACAAGAGCGACGGTAGCCGATAGCCCGTAAAAAATTGAGTTTCTGATTACTGCTGACCTTGTAACTGTGTCACACCCCTCTGCTATGTAATAAAAAAACGCACACTTTGGATAGGTTTGTTCGTTCTATCTATGTAACACCCCTTCAGTACAATGGGGGGAAGCAAGTGAGTGAGTCTTTCGGATAAACTTGACAGAACATACACCCACCTGTTATACTTAACATATACCTACTAAACAAGGAGTTTAGAAATGACAAAGGCAATACTTATCCCAACAGATAGTCGCCCACGAGTTGTGGACATTCCTGAGCAAGACTCGCTCAAGTTTCTCCAAGACGCAGTTGGCGGTCTTATAGATGTAGTCCGAGCAGATGACTTCGTTGGCTATGTCAATGACGAGGGTCTCATTTGGGGACTTGAGCCAAACCTCACGGCAAGCATCTTGTTCCAGCGTCACCTCGTCGGGAACATTGTTCTCGTCGGTGCGCTCTCACCTAAGGGCGTTTATGACGGTGAGAACTATGACGCACCCGACCACCTCATGGCTCTGTTCGCAATCTGAACAGAGTTTGACAGTATGACACCCCCCTGTTATACTGTGCTGTATAAACCTAAACAAAGGAGAAGCAAATGGGACTAGACAATATCCCCAAGCAATACCCGTGTAAAACGCAGGGAACTGCGGTCATCACACCACGACTAAACAAAGACGGACAACCAATACTGGAAGAAGATGGGTCAGTAATGACTGCCATTGACTGTAAGGCTACGCAAGCGTGTGGCGGTTGCCCCTATGTCACCGAACTCAATAAGCAAGACAAAGAAGCACTCGGCAATCCAGTCTATGGAATGTTCGGTACTGACTGTTGGTACAGAGGCAAGTATGGCAACTACCTCTTGGAAGCAATCGGATACGGCGATAGCGACGACTTCTCGTTCTATGGCGATAGCGAAGATGGGACAGAGAAGTCAAAAGGCTCATGTCTCACCCTTGCCCAAGTCATTGACGAGGCGTTTGACGAATGTCAGGAAGATGATGGTGTTTACCGCATGGGTGGTGAGGACATCACTCCAGACCTCAGGTACGCATCTTGGTATCTGAAGTGGGCAAGTGAGTTCACCGACGGACTCATCTGTTGGTACTAACCACTATGGGTGACCACTCCTCACGGGGAGTGGTTGCTCTGCTGTCAGGTTGCGTTATGTTACATAACCTGTTATACTGTAAATGTAAACCTACTATGCTCTCTGAAAGGGGCTGGAAAAGAAGAAACTAATGACAACTGAAAACAACACAGAAGGACACTTCACGCAGGGCGAGGGAGACCTCATAATCTGGAATGGCACAGGATTGTATTTCCATAACCTAGAAGTACGAGAATTAGATGGAAACTTCTATCGTGTAGAAGCAACCATGAACACAGGCACATACGCGGATTACAACAAAATGATTTCAGCAAACTCAATGGAAGAAGCGATTAAGTTTATTCGCAAATATGACTCCGACTACTTTGATGAAGCCACGCTCTACGCACAGGAATAATCCCTATAACACCCCTCATGTATAGTGAGGGGTGTTGCTGTAACTACTAAAAAAGGACAACCATGAGCACACAAGAAACAATGCCCGAAAGAATAAATGTCATGTGGGTAACCACATACGGAGTTGAGGAAGTTATCCAAACGCTAAAAGAGGACAATCGTGTTCTCAATGGCGACGAAATGAACTTCACCCTTGATGATGTCATTCTCTACATAGAGAATGAAGCACTTGACATGATGCGCAACGCACGAGCAAGAGACCTCATCTTCCAAGACGAAAACGGAGACACCCTAGATGACTACTGAACTACAAACCGACATCATGAACATTCTCTCAGAGAACTATTACTCACTCGGAGTAGAAAGCGGGCATGAAGCACTCGCTAACATTCTCACCGAGTTTTGGAATAACCAGTTTGAGGAGAACTTCTCCGACTGGGGGATTACCGAATGGGATTTTATGGTAATCGTTTTCTCACTCGCAAAGAAGTGGAGTGACGAAGGAAAGTTATGGACTTCACACGAAGAGTTTTATCGGAAAGAAGAAGCATCACCGATAATCCATAAACTTCCGAAGTACTAACAGCCCCGCATCTTGCGCAGCGAAGATGTCAGCGAGAGTGGGAGCCCCGCAAGCGGTGTTGCCCAACGGGGCTTACGCGCGCGCGAGCGTGTGCTCGTATGTGTGTGTGCTTCCAAGAGCGACGGTGGCGTATAGCCAGCGTCGGATAAGTTTGTTTGACAGTTATCCACAGGCAAAGTTATCCACAGGTTTATCCACAACCCAACTATGTAACACCCCTCTGTCATAATGAGCGCACACATTTGATTGCTCTGTTCGTTATAGATAGAGACAAGCAAAAGCGTGTCACACCCATCTGTAATAATGACCGCACACTTTGAGGCGAATCGTTCGTTATAGAGAGTGTGAGGGGAACAGCACAGGGAACTGTGTAACACCCCTCTGATATAGTGTTAGACATAAGCAATAAAGTGTTTCGGATAAAGTTGCGAAAAGCAAACAGACCTGATACACTCCCTAACATAAGCAATACCGACTAAACAACTACTAGAAAGGTAGAGTCCAATGAATACATTACAAGCAGGTCAGATGTTCCTAGAAGCAGAGCGAGCCCTAGAGGTCGCAAAGCAAGCAAAGGCACAGGCAGAGGAAATCCTCAAAGAAGCCCTCGCCAAGAACGGCACAGAGACAGTCATTGTCGGCAACGAAAAGGTCATGCTCATCACGGCTAATCGTCGCTCATACAATCTCAAGACACTTACCGACATGGTGAGTAGTGCCACACTCAAGAAAGTCACCAAGACCGAAGTTGATAGCAAGAAGTTTCAGTCAGCAGTAGAACTTGGAATCATCAAGAGTGATGTCGCAGAGGCAGTCACTAAGTCCACTCCATACACGCAGTTCCGTGTGTATGACCTGAACGACAATGTTGAGCAAGGTGACGCTACCGCAAAGGTAGCGTGACCTACTCACGCTGAACTATCTCACACCCCTAGTGTAAGATAACTAACGACTACTAGACAAAGGAAACAAAATGCCAAACTGGTGTAACAACAATCTAAATATCACAGGCGACTACGAATCACTACAAAAGTTTGTAGCAGGCGTGAGAAGCACAGATGAGAACGGCAATGACCGTTACAACATTCTTAGCGGTCTGTATCCAACTCCACAAGAACTCACGGACACCAAGTCTGGTCACTACACAGCAGAACCTAACGCAAACTGGAAGGTAATGTTAGACAAAGGCGAGATGACTCAAGAGTGGTACGACGAACTCGTCTCCAGCAATGCGACTGGCTACGCACAGAATCAAATAAATCTCACCAAGTATGGTGCGAGAGATTGGTACGACTGGCAATGTTCACATTGGGGAACTAAGTGGGGCGATTGCGACACTTATCTCAATGGTCATAGTGACAGTCACCTTGACTTCTCTTTTGACTCAGCGTGGTCACCACCGATTGACGGACTGGCTCATATCTCCACGATGTTCCCAACATTGACATTCACCATCACATACGAGGAAGGTGGCAACGGATTCTTTGGTGCTACCAAGATTGTTGATGGACAGGTGGCAACTTCTGACGGTGATGTTTCTCAAATTGAGGGATACGGCGAACTTGACTTCAATGATGAGGACTTTGACTGGGAGAGACTGGGCGACATGATGACTGACGCTAAAGATACTTGTCTTTCTGTTGTTGATGGACTTGAGTTGAAACCACTCGCCCACCCTGACACACACATACTGACAGTCTTTGACGCAATCCGAACCAGCGTCTAAGTAACTGTGTTACACCCCTGTTGTAAGATGGGGGTTGCTGAGAGGGAAACTCCCTCTAACTGAAAAGTCACTACGACTTGACAGACACTAGCAAAGGTGATACACTTCCCTTTGTTAGATAAACCGACTAAACCTAGAAAAGGAAAAAACCATGAATCAAGAAACTCTCCCCGATTGTTGGCAGGAAGTCAATGACGCTCTCGTAGCAGGCATTGACCGAGTCATCTTATTTGGTCCCCCAGGGACTGGCAAAACATTCGCAGGCATGACCTTTGGTGATGTCGCAGGTGGGGCTCACCGTCTTATCTGTACCGACGACATGACCAACGCACAAGTTGAGGGACACTACAAGCCCTCTGCCAATGGCGAGTGGCGTTGGAATGACGGTCAAGCAATCAAGGCATGGCAGGGCGACGGTCTCAGAGGCGGTCGTTTGGTCGTGGACGAAATTGACAAGGCAGGCGGAGATGTGTTCGCAACACTCCTCGCAATGACTGACTCACCTGAATCAGCGTCATGGGAAAACCCTGATACTGGTCGCAAGTTTCGCCCACTAGACGGATTCAGCGTCGTAATGACAACGAACATTGAGGACATGAGGGAACTCCCCGAAGCACTCAAAGACCGATTCCCTGTGGCAATCAGAATCAACCAACCTCACCCTGACGCACTACTCAAACTGTCAGCAGACTTGCGTGGATACGCAATTCGTATGGCAGACGCAGGCGAGCGTCGTATCAGTCTCCGCACCTTCTACGCATTTGATTCACTCCGCAAGCAGTTGGGTGACGAGAAGGCGAGCAAGATGGTGTTCCGTGACCGTGCGCAATCCTTCATGGACGCAATCGCACTAGACAAGGTTGGTGCGTAATGGTTACGACAATGAACCACCAACCAATGCCAGAAATGTTGGGGCGTAGGGACACAGGACTCGGCAAGTGGGCTATTGACACTTGTGCGCCAGTTCGTGGACTCCCCATGACCAACATTGTGGACAAGGTAATGATTGTTCCTGTCAATGACGGTGAAGTAGAGCGTTGTATTCGTGCTCACGAGATGATTCACGCAAAAGTTTCACCAGCGAACGACATGAAGTCGTGGGTTGAGCGAGAGATTGCTACGCACACGGCACTCATGATGGTTGAGGAAGCACGAGTGAACTTCCTTGCTCAGAAGGCAGGGTTTGATGTGATGACTCATCTCTCAGACGGTTCAGAACTTGAGGCAGGCGTACGAGTTGCCAAGAGTGGCGACTGGGCGAGTGCGGTCTATACAACTGTCGGATTCACAAACTCGGCAGGACTCAAGCAATTCATTACTGGAGTCCGTAGAGAGAACAAAGAATGGGCAGACACACTCCGAGACATCTCCAAGAAAGTTTCCAAACTGATTCTGAAAGCAGACAAGCGACAGAATCTTGGAAGCACAGCAGTTGATGAACGAAGTGGACTCGCACCATTGGGATTCACTTACACCGAGTCAATCGCAGAGATGATTGACCGAATCGCAAACCCACCTCAAGACGAGGCGGAGAACGAGGAAGGTCAAGAAGGTCAGTCAAGTAACGACGGTGGCGTAAAGCCAGACGCAAACGGCGAGGCTACCGAAAACAAGATTGGCAACGCAGACAAACAAACTGCGAAGCCAAAGGTCAGCAAAGAAAAACTGAAAGAAATCAACCCTGCCAGCGAAGGTGGTCGTGCGATATCTTGGGCAGAACTCAAAGTTCGCAAACTCCCACTCACACGCCACGCACAAGGTGGATTAGGTCGCAAGCGTCGGGCAACTGACATGGGACGCAATCCACGTCGCATTGGCAATATGTTGATTGACCCTCAGCGTCGTATCTTTGACGCAACCAAGAAAGGCAATGGTGGCGTTGTCATCATTGACGGTTCAGGTTCTATGCGACTCAACACAGCAGACCTTGTGAAAATTATGGAACAGGCTCCCGGAGCAACTGTTGCGGTTTACTCAACTGACTCACAAAACAAGAAAGACAACTTGTTCATTCTTGCGGAAAAAGGTCGCATGGTTGATTCAGTACCTGAGCGTAGCGGTGGCAACGGTGTTGATGGTGAGGCTCTGCGTTGGGCAATCAAGCAGAAGCAACACAAGAACGCACCAGTTCTGTTCATCACGGACGGACTTGTTCACGGAATAAATCATGGTTACAACGACCTTCTCGCAATGGACTGTATAAAGCAAGTCCGTAAAGAGAAAGTTATCGTGCGAATGAATGTTGATGATGGAGTCAAGGCTCTAGAACAACTGAAGTCAGGTACGAAACCAGTCATGTGGTATCCACATTGTTGGAAGCAAACATGGCGAAAGGTTCAGGGGGAAAACCTCTGACCCTGCTGGTACGGCGTTTAGTCGGCGTACGACCAATAGAGAGGTGAGGGACTTTACTCCTTTCACCCTTCATCTGCTCCGAGATAACCCCAACGGCGAAAGCCTGAGGGGTTGTTTTGTATCTACGAAACTTTGCCGAAAGTTGTTTTGTCTATCGCGCGCAGAAAGATAAGGACTACTGAGATTCCTACAGCGTCACGGTAACCAACTTGTTCTAGTTCCAACAACTGAGCGATTATAAACACACCAAAAGCACAAAAAGAAATAAGCGTTAGGAATCCCCAAAGCATTTTCATGAGAGCAATCATGAATGGAACTTTATCAGGCGGTGTTGGTGGTGCGAGAATCTCTGACTCATGAACTGGTATGCGCCAGTTCGGGTCTACGAGTCGCCACTTACTTTGGTCGTTGTCAGCCATTGTTATCTGATGAGGCGTGAGAGCGAGCAATCTGATGAACTCGCTGACGGGAGATACCGAACTTCATTGCGATTTTCTCAAGGCTTAGACCTTCAGAGCGAAGCACGAGAATGTTCTCATCTCGTTCGGTGTTCGTTGCTGGCCCTGGGCGAAGCGGACCCCAAGTCCAACCTGAGATTGCCTCAAGGTTTGACTTGCGTTCTGCCGACAGCAAGCCAGCACGGTTGCGTTGCCTCATGTACCCAACCCATGCTCCGAGAGCAATGTTGCGTCCGTCCACGACTTCTGTATGGGAAGCGGGTACACGGGCTGAACCTGTGCGGGTAGCAAACTGTTGTAAAGCAGTCAGATGTGTTTGCCAGCGAGTGGCGTTGTCAATGCGAGAAACGTTCATGAGCGAACACTAGTTCGTGTTAGCCCCGCCATGCGTGAACTCTGGGAACATTTCTTGACTTACCTTACTAGTCCCGCTGCCGCCGCAGCGATACGGGGCTGTTGTGCTGTGTTTTGTGTACGGGGCTCGCGCTCGGGCGCATCCAGAATCTGGTCTTCTGGTTCTGGTTATATTTTCTACATAACTTGACATTCGGATAAATCTATGCTAGATTGTGTCTTGCTTACGAGCGCACACTTTGACGGCTACCAATCGTTACTGTGTTACACCCCCTTGATATAATGGGGGCATACCTACTAAACAAAGGAACAGATATGAACCCCATCATTGAACTACTAACACTTGACGAGCGGGCTAAGGCTCTCGCTATCTGTGCGGATATCAACCGCCAGTGCGACGAGATTCTTGCGACTATCGCTCAACTCAAGGGCGAGAGCACACTTTCGGACTCTCCAGTCGTTATAGAGGAAAGCAACCAATAGTTGCAAATATAACACCCATGTGTTATACTCATTTCAACTTACTAGAAAGGTAAACGACAATGGAACTTAAACACTACAAAGAAATAGAGTGCCAAATCTTTTGGGATGGCGACCAAGACTCATTTGAGGTTGTCCGCATCGCATTTGATGGAGACACTTGGAACCCTGATACGCAAAACGAGTTCCACGAGGAGTACTTCTATCACATGACCCACGAGGAACTAGCCAGTCTCCTTAAGGCGATTAACACGGACTACGCCAACGCATGGAACATTGCTCACTCAGAATGGGCTATTGACTTGTGCGAGGACTACGAACTCGTTTCACAAATATCAACTGGTGTGTCTATTTGACACACGGCTGGGAGTATGTTACACTCCTTAAAGTATTTACTAGAAAGGTAAACCATGAAACTCATCATTGACAAAACAACTGGAACAGTGCTCAACCTTGAGGGTTGCGTCATTGTGGAAACAGACGACTTAAACGACTACGACTCTCACCTACTTGAAGAAGCGAGCGACAGCGAACTCTCCGATATCGGCGAGCGTTGCGGAATCTCCATTGAACAGATGGGCAGAGACACTGGTTGGGGCGACAACAAATATAAGTGGGCAGTCTCGTACTCTCCACTCTCAATCAAAGACGAAACACAAATGCTCGTTGAGGGCGGAGTTTACACAGAAGAAGACAAAGAGTGGAAAGCACTCCAGTGGATTCAGACTGAAGCAACCAAGACAGACTTAGAAGACCTCTCTGACTGGATTATGAGTGGCGACAGCGTGTGGGATGGATACAAGTCCAACCTGATGGAATGGCTCGTTCACATCTACAACAATCGCAACATCTAACGGTGGCATATAACCATGTCACACCCCCACTGTAAAGTGGGTGCTGTAATAAATAAATCTACTAGAAAAGGAAAACCATGGAAACGACTTACAACGGTTGGAAAAACCGAGAGACATGGAATGTAAACCTGTGGCTCGCTAACGACGAACAACTATACCGAATGGTTATGACCTACGGCAAAGAAGTGAACTACCGAGACTTCGCAACAAACTATCTCGTATATGTCTCAGCAGGTACACCCGATGGTGTTCCGTGGCTCAGCGACTTACTTGACTACGAAGCATTAGACGAACTACTAGAAGAAATGGGATGAACATGACAAACTTACAAGAACTCATTGAATCGGCACACCCCGATTACACACCAAACCAACATGACTGGGAATCAGCAAAAGAACTGTTCTCTGTCATCATCAACGACGATGCGAAAGCAATAGTTTCACAAGGCGCAGACGACAGCGGTTATCTGTGGTGGACTGACTTTGTTGCCAACGAATGGTTGGAACATTATCCAACTGTCTCTCTTGCCATCGCAAGACTCGCTCTCCTACAAGCGTGCGGAGAATCCGCATGGGAGAAAGGGTTCACACACACACCAACAGAGTTCGTACAACAGTACGGCAAGTTCACGGAGGTAGCAATATGAAATACCGAGTAACAGTAATGGTCACAACAGATGTTGAAGCAGAAAACTTTAACGATGCAATCACAAATGGGATTGACAAAGTTGAAGTACTCATTGCAAGAGGTGACGGTGGCGTAAACCCCACAGAAAATCCTGCATGGGTTACTGGTATCGCTCGTGATGTCAATAGCGAGCATCTCATCTTTGAGATGGATTGACAAATACACAGAGAGGTGTTATACTCTCTGTTGCTGGATGGTAGACACTTATACGCCCGCAATCAAGTGGGTAAACGAGAGTCTAAAAAGGTTCCGTCGGGGAATCGTTCCATCCTCGCTGTAAAACTACTAAACGAAAGCAGGAGTAATGCCCGCAACACTTAAACACACGGAACACTTTGACCCCGCCATCAGGGGACTCGCAGGTAAAACAATCAAGCGAGTGCGCCACATGGTTGAAGAAGAAGTCAAAGGAATGGGTTGGTACCAACGAGCCCACAACAACTGTTATGTAAACACAATCGTTATTGAGTTCACTGACAACACTTATGTAATCGTAAGTTCAGACCAAGAAGGAAACGACGCAGGTCACCTATTCGTAGAGGAGTACGCATCATGAAAGTTGCAGACCTTGTTAGACAAATCAAACTACTAAATCCAGACGACGACATCTGTGTGTTGTACTGGGAAAAGCCATCGTACGATTACGACAGCGACGACGAGAATGTTCTCACCAAAGAAGCATGGGCAGAAATCTGCAAAGAGTTTGACGACTGGGAAGACGCAGGCGTAGAACTCTCCGAATGGATAGCAGATGCAGTCATTGAAAAGTCGGAGGAGCGCGTATGAACAACAGCATTGATTTCAACTGCAGGTTTGATTCACGCCAAGAAATCGTTATTCAACTTCCACCAGACGCAGACGACATCAGTCAAAACATTTTGATTCTTGTTGTAACTAACGAAGGTGTAATATTTGACTTCTATGAAGACGGCGAACTCACTTCAACCATGGCACGCACATACGAAGAATGGCATGATGAATCACAATCAGCCATGGAGTCGCGCGCCAACCACCCAACCAACTGGAAAATAAACAAGGAGAACCCGCTATGGTGATTTTTGAAGCGACACCAACGTACGACGACTGGTGTAAAGAAAACGGTTTAAACCCAGACAACGACGAAAACTACAACGCATATTGCGAATGGAAGGCAAACTCATGAAAATCCCAAACATATGTCCACGGTGTTGCGACAACTGGATTCCCAACAATCTTCAACCAGGCGAATACCCTGGTGCAATCTCACGAACCGACAACAAAACAGAAATCTGCTCCGAGTGCGGAACAGCAGAAGCACTACAAGACTTCCTTGAAGGAGGATGCACAAAAAAAGAAGACTGGGAAATCATTCGCAAGTAATGACGGTGGCGTATAGCCACCCGCTGTAAACTTAAACACAGGAGAATTAAATATGGAAATGTCATTTGGTAGCGAAGACCCAGAAGTAATGTTTCGGTTTGAAAACCCAGAAACAGGACAGCATGTCGCGGTAATCACCGCACCCCCAGAAACAATGGACGAAGACGGACCAGTCGTCATCCAGTTAACAGACGATAATATTGTCGTGTTATATAACGAACGTTTCGTAGAAGAGAAGTTCGCACGTGCAATTGAACGGAATGCAGAAGAGTTCGGAGAAGCAACAGCAGCAGCGATGGCGATGTCCAACCTGATGCAGATGGCACTACTGGCAGCATCAAAAAAGTTTGATGAAGAGTAGTTGCAAGTAACGACGGTGGCGTATAGCCATGTGATAAAAATACTAAATGGAAACATGGGACGAAGCAGCACGTTGGGCACTAGACGGAATCTTCACTCAAGTAAGGAAGAAGCCTCGCGCTGACCTCCTACAAGTACGCAGCGATTTGGATGGTTTCATAGACGACCTATTCCACGCGCCAGCAGGATTCCAGAAAGCCACAGCAATGTGGGCTGTCATCGGCGGCGATGCAGTAGAACTCTCAATCAAGCGCGGCATCCCGCAAACGATTGACAACGTTCATGCGACCCTCATAAGGAAGCAGCGCGACTACGGACACGAGAACATCCGCCGCTTCGGGCGGCAAGGACTCATGGTCAGAATGCACGACAAAGTCGCAAGACTAGAAAACCTACTCTCAAGTCCTGACGGTGGCGTAAAGCCCAACAACGAATCTATAGAAGACAACATTATGGATGTCATCGGATACGCAGCCATCGGAATCATGTGGGAGTCCCGCCTGTTCCTTCTACCACTGGCAGAGTAACAGCCCCGCTAAAGCGGAGACGGGACGAGGAACTCTCACATACCCGTCCCGTCTACAACGCCTTAGAGCCGCACGGGGGGCATGCGGTCTTAGTCAAGAATAACATAGACAGTCCCGCAACAAATATTACACCTTGTCTATTTTTGTTGCTTAGATGCTTGCGGAGCGGGGCTCATGCTGCTATCTTCAGTTCTGCATAGTTATCGTCTCTCCCCAAGAGCGACGGTGGCGTAAACAAATTCATTCGGCGCCGAAACCAAATGAACTCTCATTCCCAGACAGATACGAGGGTCAGCCACTGCATGGCCGAAAAGGTTTTGAGGATTCGTAAAGTTTCCCCCAGACCCCCTTCAAATGGGTTATTGATGAAGATGTTCTTCCAAGTTCTTTTCTACTTGGATTGTATTGCTCGTATTTGGTCTCTTCTTCCTATTGCTTGATGTGGTCCAACTGGGTATACTGAAACCTATGGACTCTCTTCCTTCTACTGAACCCGTAAGAAAAGGTCGCGCTGTTGGTCAGGCTGCCAAGTGCAGAACTGTGGCTGATGCTGACATCCAGAAAGTGTTTGACTTCTGGGTCACCACACTGCGTTCAAATAAATCTAGCAGAACTAAGTTGGATGACAAGCGCAAACTCTTCATCGGCGCAGCGATACACGACTACGGCATAGACGACTGCATGAAAGCAATCACAGGCTGTTCCAAGTCACCCTTCCATATGGGAGCGAACCGTAACAAGAAACGGTATGACAGCCTAGAACTCATCTTCAGGGACGCAGACCATATTGAGAAGTTCTGTGACCTCACTGAAGCGGACGGTAACTTAGGTGCGAAAGGGTTCTTAGATGACTAAGGAAGAATGTGTAGAGATAGTTGACCGTGTGCTCGCGCATTGGAACCAGTTGGCTAACACTGGTGCCCCTAAGGCGACGTATAACGCTTGGTGGAGAATCATCGGAGAACTTGACGCCACTGAATGCCACACTGCTATAGACGTCATAGCCAGAGAAGACACCTACATGCCCAGAGCAGGCACCGTATACCGTCGTGTCCGAGACATGCACACCGACACCCTCGCCCCAACCCCACACGAAGCATGGGCAATCTACCGTGACCTCGCCTCACAACTAGACTCAGGGAACTACACCCCCGCCAATTTGCATCCTGTTCTACAACAAGCCATCAAAACGGTAGGCGGCTACGCGTTGCACACAAACTCAGACAGAGAACACTTCATACAAATCTATACGAAACAATGGAACGAGACCTACCAATGAAACGCAACGGACGCCCACCCCAAACAACAACCAAACACAAAACAACCCTCACCCTCAAAATAGACGGCGAACTTAAAAATTTGATGGTTTCGTTGGCTGATGGTTATGACATGACGTTGACTGAGTATGTGACGACGTTGGTGAGGCGTGATGCCGAGGGTTCCTGAGCGGGCTAGGAATCTTGATGTTTCTTATCGTATGGAGTTTGTGTTGTCTGGTGCGGATAAGAATGCTGTGATTGATTTGTGTGCGGCGGAGGGTGTGTCTTTGCAGCAGTGGTTGTCGGTTGTGGTTATGTCTGCTGTTCGTGAGGGTCGGGGGTTGCCTCGTCTTGTTGATGGGAGGGTTCTTCCTGATGCTGGTTCTGTGTTGCGTGCGTATCTTGCTGGGGAGAGGGTGTTGAATCCGTGTGGTCGTTCGGATTGTGTTCCTGTGCCTGTTGAGTTTGGTGGGCTTTTGTTTTGCGATTTGTGCGGGGTGCGTTGTGGGTAGCGGGGAACATTTGGGCTAGTGATGGGCGGGTGGCTTTGATGCCTCTGCGTTTTTGTTCTGTTGCTAGTTGTCTGCTGGTGAGTCCTGCCCATACTCCGTGCATGTCTATTGCTGGGTATTGGAGTGCGGTGGTGAGGCATTGTTCTTTGACTGTGCATTGTTTGCAGATGTTGCGTGCTTGTTTGATGTATGTGATGTCTTTGTGTTCTTTTGGGAACATGAGGTGGGTTTTCCCTTTGCAGTTGGCTTGGTCGTACCATGTCTGTGGGGTGGGGGGTATTCCCTGTATATCGGTTAAGTTTATTTGGTTTGGGTGTGTCATTGTTGGGTGCTGTTTCGGTTGTGTTCTTGCAGGTATGTGTGGTGTGGTGCCCCTGTGTAGGGGTCGTATTTGGCTGCGATGTTGAGTGCTTTGAGTGCGATTGTTTTGGCTTGTTGGGGTGTGGGGTTTTTGTGGTTGAGTGCTTGTAGTGCGCCTAGTGCGTAACTTGACCCTGTGCCTGCTGCGTATAGTCCTGTGGCGTCGTTTGTCCATGAGTAGTCACCATCTATGATGTAAATGGTTGCGTTGATGACGGCGATGATTGTTGAATCATGCTCAGCGATATGACTGTTCTCCTTATCGTTAGGAGCCGCATACCCCTGTTCTTCAAAGCAGTGACGTAAAGCAGGAATGAATTTGGTTGTAATAAAAGTATCCAACCGTTTCCCTTTAAGAGTCAGAGCACACAACGGCGGATGGAAAGCATGATGCAAAATGTTAATTGCTCTCACATCCCCTGCTGCACCTAACAGATACTTCCCGTTATAAGCAAGTTTGCTAGACCCCCCACCCAAAGTCGTATACTGATACGCAGTACCCTTCTCATCAAAACTAGAGATACGACTATCCGTCGCAAGCAAAGCAAAACCATCCCCCTGAATACCCACAATCGTCGTCATCAGTAGTGTCTCCGTATATAGGACAATCCAGCATTTGGGTACGTGGAGGAGGAATGCGGCGCTTTGTTCATAGGGTTACAGTGGGCGTGTTTCCCAGTAGTTGAGGGCTGTTGCCATTTCTTCGGCTTCTGCTAGGAAGTCTGTTCTGGCTACTGCCGTATATTTGAATCCGTCGCCTTTGACGACTAGGAATTCGGGGGTTCCCCATTCTTCTAGGGGTTCCTGTACAATGACTGCCCAACGGTAGTTCGGTTCTCTGTGGATGATGTCTGCTGTGTCGTTCACGATTTTTCGGCTAACTGTCGTTTGAGGTTGGCGATTTCGTCGGCTACTTCTTGTAGGAACTCTGGGGCAATGTTGAATTGCACGGCTTCTTTGTTCATGACGTCAGCCATGATGCGTAGGGTTTCTTCTACGCTTTCGTATTCTTCATTGTCCATCACGGTTTACTTCCACTGCTCCGTCTGGGGCGTAGTCGGGGTTGACTGTAAAGTATTGTCCTTGATGTTTCATGAGGATGCCTGCTTCGCCTGTGACTTCACAAGTTTTGAGTGATAGCGCCTCGTATCTCCCTGTTACTTCATACATTTTGAGGCGTATTCTGTTGTCTGCCTCTGTTTCAAAGTAGTAGCGAAGACCACCAAACTTCTGTTTAATTTGTATAAGCACATAGTTGGGGTCTAGTGCTATCAGTTCCTCATGGCATTTGATGATGAGTTCATCCCAGCCGTGGTCACATTCAATGTAACCCGCATAGTCCTTGTGCATCAAGGATTCAATGTGGGCTATCTTGCGTTCAACTTCAGTTTCCTCTTTTGCCATGGTCGCCTCAGTTAATAAGGTGGAGTTCGCCCCACCCGTTTTCTTCAGAGATAAGAATTGACAATGTCCCTTCACGGGTTCTCACTCCATAGGCATCTTGGAAGTATTCACCAACAGATGTGAGACTTGGACAAACAAAAACGGCGCGTCCTTCCTGCTCTTTAACGTTCAAGTGGTGATAATGCCCTGTGATAAGGATGTCTGCGTCGGCTACTCCTGCGTGGGCGCGACCTAAAGTCTGGTCTTTCCACCAGTTCCATACTGATTGCGCAGCGTTACCACTTGCTTTGGATAGGTGTCCGTGCGTGAATGCGACATTATGTCCAGACAGATTTAACGAAACAGTAAGGCGTTCTAGCGGAAGTCTGAATCCGACATGCCCATAAACCTCTGGGTTGATTGAAAGGATTTCGGCAATCTGTTCAAAGATTGCTACATCGTCGTTGTCGCCAGTAGTTGTGAATGCTTTGCCAGTTAAGCCACGGTTCTCGCCATGGTTTCCGCCTACTGCGGTCACTGTTACCTTTTCCGCTAACGGTGCACAAGCCATGATGATGTCTCGGACTCCACGACGGACAAGTTTGAGTTGTTCGCGTCGGTCTAACTCAATTCGGAATTGCTGTGCTGGATAATGTCCGCAAGTTCCTTCGCAAAGGTCACCTAATCCAGCAATAACAATATGTCCGATTTTGTTGCCTGCACGGCGCAAATCCGCAATACGCTGGGGAATTGCGTCTACGAGAGTGGCGATTTTTTCGGCTTGACGCTCTACTCCGCCACCATCTCTGTTTCCGACTTGCCAGTCGCTTAGAGCAACTACAAAAGTACTGTCACCAGTTGGGGCGACTTTAGCACCCTTCTTCTTCTTGCGAACGTCGTGATATAACGCCTCCAAATCACCGCTATAACGGTTCTTTGACTTCAAGCGAATCTCTGCTTTGAACGAGTAGCAGATAGCACTCGTTGCAGTGTCCTCTTGGCTCTCTCGTTTCCAGCCATCGTAGGAACACCATTTGATTGTGTCTCCAACAATTTCGTACTTCTCTGGGTCTAAACCGCGAGCACGTAATAAATCTGACCAATCTTCTGGAGTCTCATAGATTGTGTCAGTTGTGATAGTTCCAGTTTTTCCATCCCAGATAACACCAGGTTCCCAACCTGGCGGAGTCTTGCGACTTTTAACATCATCCTCATGTTCTGCTTTATTTTCTACCGCTGCAAGACGGGCTGCCAATGTCGTTGGTTTCTTACTCATTTGGTTTCTCCTTGACAGCGGCACCAGCCGTTGCGATGTGCGGCTATTGTGTCTCTACCTATCCTGTATCCACCAGCAGTAAGTTCACTATGTATTTCTCGCGTAGATGCCCTACCATCCATTACTCTTTTTAAAACTTCTGATGTTTCACCATCTAGTGAATTGAGAAGTTTTGTTACAGGGCATGGTTGATTTTGCTCGGCATCTAATCTCATTAACCTTGATGCAAGTTCTGACATATGTGACCCCCACTAATCGTGCAATTGGAAACGCACGTGGACAGGTGTAACTATATACTATGTTTGCGTCTATGTCTAGGAGTTCAATGTCTTCACGTTATTCAAATAAAAGAGACCATGTTTTACGCACGCCTCTTGAACATACAGTTGACGAGTGTGTGAAAAATGGTGATGATGTTGTGTCAATGGTTGAATCAATACTTCAAACTCTTGGCGAACAAAACATTATTCAATACGGCGACAACAACGTAACGAGTTTGTTGACTCCAGCAGGACGAGTTATTTCGTTGCTTATTCAAAAGCCTTACTTAACTATTCGCGAGATGTCTGTTTTGTTAGGTACGACGGAAACAAACGTTGGGAAAGCAATAGCAAAACTCCTTGATGATTCGCTCATAGCAAGAACAAAAGTCAATGGAAGAAATGAATATCAAATTGTCGGGTCAACTCTTGAAAATCACAGTGATATCAGAGGCTTATTTACCGTCATTAAGCGACTCATGAAAAGGTCAGCCGAATAGCAGAGTGATAGCACCTACTGCTGAGTGATAATCCAAGCAGAAAAAGCCTCATCATCTACTGGCATAACCCATATTTGACCTTGGTCAAGTTCATGGTGCCACTCTCCAGCGAAAGTCCAAGCGACTTGAAGGTTTTCCTGAGGTGGACATACGCCAACGTTGCAGTCAAGACCAAACCTGTTGATGAACCATTCAACTGCGCATTTGGCGTCAGCGTGACGGCACGTCGCTTCATCTGAGGAAGCGTGAGGACAGATGACTTCAATGATTTTTACGGCACTGTGGTTGAGTTGCATGACAAGAATATGCCCGTCATTGTGCCACGAGACCTCTTTGTCATCTTCCATACTGGGAACACATTACACTAGAACTCTTGAGCACTATGTAAATTTGAAAAATCAGGCGTACCCTAACCATTCGGCTAGGTGATAGATAATCAGCCGAACATTACCTTCCAGCAATCTTTGCAAACTACGCCGTTAGCGTGAAGACCCTTACTTGTTTGCCATGCCTTGAGTGAAGCCTCAGACTTAGCACCGAAGTCGCCATCGGGCTTAGCGCCGATAACTGCTTGTACCAGTTTCGCGACATCGCCCTTGTAACCTTTTTTGACATCAAAGCCAGGGTAATCAAAGTGAAGTCCGCCTGCTACAGGAGCAGCAGCAGGAGCAGCGGCTGGAGCCGAGCCATCAGGCGATGCATCTCCGAGAGCATACTGCCAGTGCCATGCTTCAAACTCTTTAGATTTCTTATCGTTACCTTGGAGATAGAAACCGTACTTGGGAGCGTTTGCACACATCCAGTCAAAACAAGCGCCACCCATGCCAAGCAACTGACCGCGAGACTCGTATCCGAGGTCAATAGCCAGCCCCCAGCCATGATTTGAGCCTTTGAGACCTGTTGGGTCTGGAGCCGCAGAAGGAGCCTTGCCCTTCTTGAGGTACCAAGTCTTTCCTTCAAAAGTGCGGGTTACGCCAGTACCAGTATTTTCAAGCACATAGCGGTCACGGAACATTGCGAGTTGACCTTCAAACGAACGGTAGTCGCCAACATTCCTGAGTTTATGACCAGCAGCCAGGGCGGCGTCGTACAACTTATTGAATTGCGCTGCGACTGGTGCGTACATCTTTCCGCCAGTTTTAACGGAAGCCAAAACGCTGTCAGCCAACTGACCGTTCTTATACTGCTTGAGTGCAGTTGGGACTACGAGTTTGATGTATGGGAGGCTCATGGTTTTCCTTCGGTTGATATTTCGTTGGGGGTTTTGTCCCTCAACTATATTATACCAAACCGTTTGAACCTATTATTCAGATACTGATTGTTGCGCCTTTTTGTCAACCCTTGTAAAAACACTGTTTATTTCAGCGAGTTCAAGTTTGCCGTCATCTAAGAATTCTCTGGCGAGACCTTCAACAACAGTTGCGACGCCAGCCATGCCAGCCATGAAGCAGGCTTTCCACAAGGTGACACCAGCAATTGCGCCAGCACCAATAACACCCAGACCCGATGCTGCGAATACTGCAACGATGCGCAGCAGAACATTATTTAGAATTTTCATATTTTACTCGTTTTCTTCCTTCTTGAGAAGGACACCAATAATGTGAATAAGTAAAGCAACGCCACTAATCCAAAGCCCCTTGGTTTTTGTTTCACCTGAAAGGGTGATGAGAACTAACGCAGTTCCAGCCAAAGTCCATGCAAGAGCGTGACCCTCATTTACTAGTTTTTTCAAATATTTCATTTTCCTCTAACCCTTCTGCGTGGTTCTGTTGACACCGAAGCACCTCCGCCACCATTTGGAGATGGATTATTATTACCACTACCATTTAATGGGGCTGTTGGAGTAATAGGCATAATAGTTGGTGCTACAAATAATACACCAGCAGCAGCAACAATGACGCGACGTGTGCCGACGTCAACCCCAGAGCCGAGCGGAACATAGATATCAATGGCTCCGTCAAAAACGTTAATTTCAGATTCCAGAGATTCCCTAACCTCGGTTGGGGCGTCTTGAACCGCTGCAACCAGTTGCGCTGCCTCTTCTGGGTTTACATTTGAGATATCAACAGCATCAAAGATTTCTGCTGCCTGCTCACCGTCAATACTTTGCAAAACTTTTTCGCTCGTAGCGAGGTCAACGGCTTGGTCTTCCGTAACCCCATTTTCAATAACCGAGTCAACAGCAGCCGAAACCTGCTCCTCAGTAACTGTGTCAGATTCCAAGACATTAACCAGTTCCTCAAATTGCTCATCGGAAATTGGTTCATCCAAAACAGCATCAATAATCGCATCAAATTTATCGTCAGAAATAGGTTCATCAAAGACTGCACTAAGGGCTTCAGCGAATTGCTCTGTACTTAGAGGCTCATCAAAGACTGCCTGTACTGCGGTATCAAACTGCTCGTCACTCAGAGACTCGGTGTCTTCAAAGACTGCTGCAACGGCGTCTTGGAACTGCTCATCAGAAAGAGGTGCATCAAACACTGCGGCAACTGCATCCTCAAACTGTGCTTCCGATAGTTGAGTCGGGTCTTCAAACACAGCGTCTATAGCAGCAGCAAAATTTTCATCAGATAAAGGTTCAGAGAAAACAGAATCAATAACGGTAGAGAACTGTTCATCCGATAGTTCTTGGTCAAGAAGCGCAGTAACAACCGCCGTTAGTTCTTCAGGTGTTTCAGCGTCAGCAACCAAATCATCAACAGCGTCCGCGAGTTTGTCGTCTGACATAGGACCGTCAAAAATGTCTGCAACCGCAGTATCGGCTGCGTCTTGCGTATCTTCGGGAACAACTATCGGCGTTTCATCCGTTGTTGCCTCTTGTTCTGGGGCATATTGTGGTAGCGAGGTGGTGGATTCTGTATCTTCGGAATTATCCGTGTTCGTGGGTGTCTCAACTGTCGTTTCCTCCTCTAATGGAACGGTTGTTGTTGTTCCTGAAGGCGGTGATTCTGGAACGGTAGTCGTGGTTTCTGGAATGGTTACAACAGTTTCTGGCTCTGTTGTAGTTGTTTCTGGTTGAGTAATTTCTGGTTCTGGTTGAGTAGTAGTGGTTGGTTCTGGTTGAGTGGTCGTAGTTGTTTCAGGTTCAGTTGTTGTAGTTGAAGGTGGAGTTGGGTCAAGAACCGTTACATCAACAGTGGTTTCGGGTCCGTAAACGCATGGACCCACACCTTCGTTAGAGAAACAACTTTGATTTCCCGCTTTGATACCAAAACGAACGGGTCCGAATCCAGTAGTTACGGGGTTGCCTCCAGAGAACATCCATTCACCCAGTGAGTAAGTAGTTCCTTGGTTAGTCCAAACCCCCCAACCGCCAGAGGTGGTACCGTCAATTTCGTCAAGGTCATAGAACGTAACCGCGTAGGCGTAGATATCAACATTGCTTGACGTTGGCGCATCCCAATCAAGGTCAACGCTTCCATCTGCGTTGGCAACAGCCGTCAAGTTTGTGACCGCATTAAAGTACGGAGGTGGCGTGACAGACAAACTCTCCCATGATTGACCATCCGTAGAAGTCATAACCCTGTTGTCTGTTCCAGAGTTTGCTACAGCAACATATTTCCCAGCCCCATAAGCAACACCTTGCCACGAGTTATTCGGAACCCCAGAACCTAGCGTCCAGTTCGCGCCATCAGTTGAATAAGCAGAACGGGAATTTAATCCGCCTTCCGCTACCGCAATAAATTTATCTCCGCCGTAGGTGATGTACTTCCATTGATTAGATGGAACAATTCCAGCAGACCAGTTCAATCCGTTCGTGGAGTAACCACCATATCTATTTCCCGAGTTTGTGCTGTACTCAAGCCATGTAAAGCGACCATTGCCAAACGCAACTGTTCGGATATCTACAATTGCACCAGGGTTTTGAGTAGACCAGCCAGTAGTGCCATTAGCGGAAGACCATGCTCTACCGAACTGAGACACGGAAACAAACCGTGGAACTTCTGCACTACAGGCAACCGCATCATGTGACCATCCATAGGCGGGAGTGCGCAATGTCCATTCAACACCATCCGTGGAAGACATTACATAACTACTCCCCCAAGTCGCGGTAGCAACAAAAAGACCGCCACAGTTCGTGATTGCTTGCCATTCTCCTGTTGGTGCAGTTCTTGATGTCCACGTAACACCGTCAGGCGAGGTCATGACCGCATTTGAGCCAACTGCAACAAACTGATTGTCGGCGTATGTAATCCCTTGCCAGTTGCTGTCGGAAGCAGAAGTTCTTGAAACCCAGTAGTCGCCATCTGTTGACGTCATCACACGGTTACCGTTACCAGATGAGGCAACAGCAACAAATTTTCCGTCCCCATAGGTGACGGCTTCCCAGTTTTGGTCTTCGGGATATCCTGTTGCGTGGACAGAGGAAATAGGGGGTACGACCCATGCCATTACTGCTACAGGTATGAATATGAGCAGCCGTGTTAACCGCGATATTTTCCCCATGCTACACCTCCAATACAGTGTAGCACTTAATAACTAGTTATTAATAATATCTTGTTACTGCTGGGGTGGTTGTGTAGGTTGTGACGGAAGTTTCAGTAGTGTACTGAAGTCCTATTCTTTCATATTCCGTAAGGTGAACATAAGGGGGGCTCACGTTAACTGGGTTTCTTATTGATAAATACATATTCCAAGAAGGTGTTCCTCCGTTGCCTGCCCCACCATATGTTGTCGCGCCTTTAGCAGCCGTAGATTTTACAGACTGAGTAGCAAAACTGAAGTTATGGTCCCAATCAAAGTTATTTAAACTTGCAATAACAGTTGGCTGATTATTTCTTGTGTTTACTAGTGACGACGCCCCTCCGCCAAGCCATGTGCCAGCAGAGTTATACATTTGAAGAACAACGTTATGCTTTCTTACAGAAAAAACCAGCCATGTTGCATAAATCCCGTAGTCAAGAAAACTATCGCGGGCGTCTCTCATCGCAAAATTGATGTTTCCAACAGTATCCTGACCCGAAGTTGCAGAACTAACAACTTTCCAAGAAAGATATGAGGTCAAACTTCTGTCAGTGGTGTTTGCTGTGCTTCCGCCGTGCAATAACGTCCCACTATAATTACTGTCATAAGTGATAGCAGTTGTTAAATAATTAACACCTGTATACATCCCCGTCGTTGCAGCGCTTTCGGAATACGTTGTTCCCGTAGCAGTGTCAAAAGCGTTAGCGTTCGTGAAAGAGTAGACGATGGGGGTAGTAACACTCTGCCAGCCAGTAGCGTTGTCAGTTTCACCACCGTTGTTGTCGCGTTGTCTGACGAGAGCCCAATATTTAGTGTTAGGTAAAACGTAAAACCACGCAGCCTGAGCAGCCCCTGGTGCCGTAGTAAACACTTGACTACTAACGAAAGTTGTTGGGGCTGACGTACCTGAATACAAATAAACTTCACAGTTCAAGAAATCAGTATCCGCTGCCAACGTATAGTTGACACCAATATATTTCAACACCTCACCAGATGTTGCGAATCCAGAGTTTGAACCCACTGCTGGTATAGGGTTTTGAGCAGGACCAGTACTAATCCCATTTAGCGATGGTGAATTAGGCGGAGCATTAAGAGTTGTGATTGATTTATAGTTTTGATTTTCTACATCTGAGCCCGTCGTATGATTATTGTAGTTAGTTAAAACATATCGCGCCCAATATCCAGCCCGTTCAGCCAAACCAGTCCGCGTATAGTCATTAGTCGTAGCATTACTAGCCAAAGTGGCAGAAGTTATCAATTCCCAATACAGATTTACGCCATCATAAGAAAGGTTGTACCACTGAATTTTTTGGAATACCCCAGCAGGAAAACGTGCGCGCCAAGTAGCAGAATTAGAAGTAACTCCTTGCTGCAAAATAAAGTCGGTTGGTTGAGCCGACGCCGTCAAAGTAAACGAGTTTTCTGCACCGCTTAAAGTAAGACCAGAGTTCGCTACCGACTTCACAAAATAAGTGTATGTAGTCGCAGCCGCATGTCCATCCACAACATATGAACGCACACCCGCTCCTATATTTGTGTTGACAGCAGTGAATGCTCCAGCACCAACTTTTCGGTATAACTCAAATCGGTTAAGAGTAGTGGTTGCTGCGCATGTCCACGAAATAGTCGTACGGTTTGTTGAGTCTGGGGCAGTGCCCGTAAAACTCTGTACGAAAGTTACTTGTGACGGAGTAGGTGGGAAACCCTGCCAAATCTGACTAACTGCCTTGACGTTAGTAACAATAGTGGCAACACCGCCAGATGCGTAAGCGCCACCCGTTGTACCGTTAAATCCCACAATATAAAATTGGGTAGTATTAACCACCATGACTGCGGCTGTTGTGTTATAAGAACTTGGAGTTATTCCAGTAATAGCAATAATTTCGCCATTGACAAACCCATGAGGTGTGGATGTCGTGTAGTTTGTCGCTCCAGTACCGAGTGCAGCGCCAGATATTGCTACAGGCACTTTACTTAACTTATAAGCGTACGAAACCGCCGTGTATGCAGAGGCAGTACGTGACGCTATAGCAGCCGTTAGGGAGCGGTTGGTGGGCTTATAGCCAGTGCCATCGTAGGCAAATACGTTGGCACCAGGCATTTGTTAGTCCTCCGTTGGTTCTCCAATTACCGAAACCACCTCGTCATCGTGTGAATGGTTAAGCGAATTAACGAGGTCTGCCAGCATTTGTACTCGTGCCGACAACACGACGTTTTCAATCGTCAAGGAATTGACTCGCTTTACCAACTCATCAATAATGATTTGGGGATTAAGTTGTTCTGTCATTTTACCACTCCGTAGTTAGGTGTTTGTTGTTAAGGAATAAAATTATAATGCATCTGGCGTCTGCTTGAACTGCTCATCATAGTTCAAAGCAAGTTCCGCAACCGCAGTATCCACACTAGGGGCACTCGGAACCGTATAGCAAAAAGTACTAATAATGTACTTGGGAGAAGACAGCGGCATCAACCCAGCATGAGGATGCGTGAAGTTAGCAGGGAAAAACGAAATACGTCCACAAACAGAATCAACAGTAACTTCATGCAGCGGAAAGTTTGTCCCCCCACCTTTGGTTACGGTGTTCAGATACATGACGACACCAAGTACCCGATTTCCAAGACCCTCAGCCTCATATACTCCGCCATCACAATGAGGCTTGTAGAACCCTTCATTGGCGGCATATTTTTGAAATTGATATCCAGTGTCGTATCTGTTAGTCCAGTTATTTAAGCCTTCGTAGTATGAGCAATATTCTTCCAATGCAGGAGAAAAAGATTCAAACACCAAATCATTAAGAGCAGCCAATTCTTTTCGCTGCTCATCAGTTTCTGCATGGTCACTGTAATACGACAAAGAAAAATCGTAACAATTCTTTATATGCTTGTTAATTCCACTAATAGTTGGACCTTCGTACATCATGCTGCTGTGTGTTTCCGCATATTCAATAATGTCAGCGCACAACGAATCGCTTAAAACATTATCTTTGTAAGCAATAGCGCCACCAACGCCAGAAGGGAAAATCATTTAGTTTTCCACCACTTTTTTTTCTGGCTATCTTCAGCGAGTTCTGCATCGCGCCTAAACCTATAACCGCGATAAAGACGAGCAGAAGACCATCCATCCCCAGTGGGTTTTAAAGCACCAGAACCAAATCCGCGCCCAACAACATACTTGAATGCACTTTCATCAAGGAATTCAATACTGTGCGCCATCGTGCTTCTTTTAATTGGAATTAGATGCATCAAGGGTGCGCCCCACGGGATAGTGAATGACTCTTTGCCAAGCAAATTAAGCACACAGTTTGATTCATGATAATAGTCGGTGTTTACAATGCCTGGTAATACAGAAAAATGTCGTGATGGCTCATAAAGAACTGGCAAAATCATTGTTGACCAACCTGGTGCAGTAATGATTCTAAAAGGGTTAACCAACTTTGGGTACCCCACATTTTCCATCGCCCGCACTTTAGTCATAGGACATGAGCCTGTTTGCTCAAAAGCAAACGGTTGATTCACAAAATGTTCATGTGCCCCAAAGCCATCAAACTGGTCGCAAGTAAAATCCCATGAATCTTCACCTTCGGTTTTGTTAAAACGAAAGTTTGTCCAAGCAGGGATTGTTATGCCAGAAGAAACAAAATCCATTGTTGCTGCACAGCGCCTAATTGAACCTTGCGTGCTAGGAGAATCTTTAATCCACTGAGGAACTGGAGCCCTATCGTTAGAATAAGGAGGCAGTTCAAGGAGACGGTTATCCCAAGGGACAATAACAATCTTTCCCTCAGGAACTTTAATATCGCTATACTTATCAATTTTCCGCAGGCTCACAGTAGTTTGTCCTCAAATTGCATATCAAGCGATTCACGATGGTCAACCAACTCATGATTAAAACGGGCATGGCGACGATTTGAAATATCTAACTCCACTTGTTTGCGAAGATTAAAATTGTCAATCATCAAGGTTGCTGCGCGACTATTTAAAACACCTTGTCCTTGTGCAACGTGGAATAAGTGAGGTGCATGGAACATCTCCCCATTGATTGTTCCTACGTCATTACGACATGGAACTCTCTCTTGCCAAAGGTCAAGAAGTTCTTGAAGCGAGTCATTAATTTTCATTTCAGAAGAAGCAGTCCAGAATGGAGTATCACGCCTATCCGATATGTAATGAAGGCGAATCATCGTCAAAATGTTATCCATCATTGTTGTGAACAGTTTGTTGTAATGCTTTTGCGATGCCGTATGTTTTTGCTCAAATGACGCAAAATACGGTATTGCATATTTTATTTGCTGAATTGCACTACCAATTGATGTTGCTTCTAGCGGTTCAACAAAAGCAGCAGCCAAACCGATAGCCATACAATTCTTGACCCAAACTTCCTTAACATGACCTGCATCAAATTTGAATGTTCGTGGAGCAATAGATAGCGGTCCGATTTGTTTCTCTAAAGTTGCAATAGCCTCATCGTCAGAAACAAACTGCGATGAGTAAACGTATCCATTTCCACGCCGTTCTTGTGTTGGGATTTCCCATATCCATCCAGCATCTTTGGCTATTGCTCTCGTGTATGGACGTATTCCGTCTGATGATGATTCGGATGGGGCGGCTATTGCAGAATCAACGAGGAGGTAGTCAGAGAATGAATTCCAATTAGAAGCATCTAGTTTGTTCATTAATACACGGGAGAATCCACTTGCGTCAATCCAAAGGTCTGCTTCTACAGAACTTCCGTTATCAAGAAGTACGCTAGAGATGTTTCCTGTTTCACTGTGGCGCTTAACATCGGTAACTTGACCATCAATCATTTTGATGGAACGCTTAAAGCATAGTTCGGTAAAATAGTTATTAAGTTTGAAAGTGTCAAAATGGTATTGGTTAGTATTGGAATGTAAATTCTCGCGTTTAATTTTGTTTTGAATTAAACCAATACTGCTCGTCTGGCTCGTTAATGAGTCGCCATTCTCAAGAATGCCCGCATATGTCGGGTAATGACCCCACCCGTAAAGTTGTTCATCGCCAGAAACACTATGAAAATAATCAGGGAACGAACCTGACCAACCTTCAAAACGAATACCGTATTTATGTGTAGCGGCTGTTTTCACTAACATCTGTTCAAGCGGAATATCGCACAAATTCATAAATTCGCGCCAATGTTCAGTGCTTCCTTCTCCGACCCCAATGATGCCGATTGTACTTGAGGAAATAATCGTTACTTTAGATAACGGAAATGCCTGCCTGAGCATGATTGCAGAAATTAGCCCTGCCGTACCAGAGCCAACAATCCCAAAACTTATAGGTTCGTGTTCGTTAGTCATGATGGCAGTTTAACGCAGACAGTGTGAGAAACCCAGCCCTGAAAATGTTGCGTCAAAAAATCGCCTCTGTCAAGAATCTTTTTGTGTAGCAGAGCGGAAAGAGAAACCTGTGCAGCCATATCTAGAGGCTTCTTGTCTCCAAGTACCTCATACAGGGCACCACCATTGCTTGAGTTGTGGATGATAACTACTCCGTTTGGCTTCATAGCGTTCATGATTGCATCAAATAAGGAATCGTCGGCACAGATATGTGAATACATCACAACAGCCATATCAAGTTCGGGCATATTGTTGTAAGCATCGTCCCATGAAAGTGTTGTTACATTTGTGATATCTGCATCACTCGCAGTATCATGCGAACCCGCAATAAGTGTTGAAGCACAATTTAGAACATAAACATTTTCGTAGTTATGGGCAGCAAAATAAATAGCGTACGGAACGCTATGTATAAAAACGTCCTTTGCCCCACATAGCCGTCCATACATTTCTGCTTGCCCATGTGAACTCCAAACAACTGGGGCAATGTCCTCGCCACCAGGGGCTCCTACCAAACCATAAGCAAGAAACTCTTCAGAACGTGAAGAAGTACGTAAATCAAATTTATCTGATTCTGTCAACCGAGAATAGATAGCACGACTAAAATCCTTGAACTCAATAATAGAGGGCAACTGTGGAGGACACGAAAATGAACTTATGCGATGAGTCGCATTCCCGACTGTGACAATATTAATCTCACTCATTGTTTATCTCCATACACGCTATTTACTTGACTATTAAAAACAATAAAGTTGAGCATGTGAAGCAATTTACTGCGCACTGGTTCATTCACTGCTTTTGCAGCAACCCTAAAAGCCTCAACGTTGTTAGCGTCAACAAAATCGTAGTCAACATCAATCAAAGTTTTAACCTGTGCCGTTAAAGCCTGAATATGATTGTTACTATCAGAGTAGTCAAATGTTATAGCCATCAATCGTCTTCCTTTGGTATTTGCATATAAACGAAGTTGTCAAGCAATCTACACCCTGACAATGTGTCTTGTCGCTCATCTTCGTCTGCCATAAGCCACCTGAATATACCAAGACCTTCGTCTGCGCCAGTCACTTGATTAGGTGGCAATATGTCCTTAACAATTGGGACGGGATTATCTTCTGGAACAACAACACCATCTGGTGGCGGTGCAATGCCGAGCCATGCAAATCTTTCATTTGGAATGTTTTCGTATTCCATCTCTACCTCAACCACGTAACAAGTGAATACTTGACACCATCTTCAACTGGATGCGCCGTATGCGTGTAGGGGAAATTAGATGGAAATATAACTACTGAACCAGTTTTGGGTTTAATTGTTATCCCGAAATGCGGGAATGTTAGTTCTCCGCCAACCTTGGTTGTTGAGTAAGGGAATGCCACAATAGAAACTGTTCTGGCGTTATCTGGTGCGTGGTCCCAGTGGGTGCGATATTGCGCTTGACCCTCATATTTGAGAACAATCCAACCTTCATTGCCGATAAACGCAGTAATCCCGTGATATGTGCTGTAATCACTAAGGCACGTATCTATATCTTTGAGAATAGATTTATTTAACAAATCTGAGATTGGCGTACTTGGACAGGGGCGTGTAATGTCCAACAGTGAACATATGCGCGATGAGCGGTACTCACTGATTTGTCCTGAACCAGTTTTTGAATAATCCCAAGACAGTGGTGACCATTCGTCATTGGTTTGCTCTTCAAGCATTGAAATAAACTTTTCGCCATCGGTCAAAGCATTTTCGTAAACAAAAATACATGGCGCTGGTTTACTCAGGGTTAACGACATAATACTCCCCGTGTTCTAAAATTCGCATAGATTTATCAAATATGTCAAACACTTGAACACCGTATCCAGTGCACTCAATGGCATAACGAGCGTAGTGTTTTTCAAGTATCAACGGCTCAATAATTTTTTTACCATTCAAAACAAGGGTTACGCCGTCACGCATATCAACAAAATCATTAGTTACCTCAATGCTTTGATGAAGCATTATTGGGACTTCGTTAGCGAAAAGGCATATTTTTTCGGATGGCAAAGAAATAGGCTGCGCAATGTCGCGGTCAAAGTCAACATAACGCGATAAAGCACTTTCACCATGCAGCACAGATAGAGCAAGCAATTCCGCTTGCTCGCTTAGTTCAGCAGTAATTGGTGTTGATGCAGGCACATAGAAGACTCTTTGCATTACTTATGCCGCCAGCGAGTCAATCTTTGCCTTAATTGTAGCCAAAGTTGCTTCTAGTTCAATAACGCGACGTTTATTCCAGTTATCTTCTGAATCAGCAAATTCTGGATGCTCACCATAAGTGTAGTCATCAACATCAATTCCCAGACGTGTTAAAACTTCAAAAAGTTCAATTTCTAAAGATTTGTAAGTTCCACGCAAAATCTGTAGACGCTGCTTAGTGTCAATTTCGTCAAATAAAGGCATTTTTTCTCCTATGTGTTCTGAATTAAGTATACAAACCCTGAAGAGGCTGTGTTGAAATCTGAGTCTTGAGTTGCACCAGCAGTAACGTCGGTAGTTACGCTTCCCAATGAGGTGCTATCGGTTATCACAATGATACCTCCTCCACCGCCTGCACCCCCACGCTTACCTGTGCCGCCCTGAGGTTGTGCGGGTGCCGCAGTGCCTCCTGGTCCAGCGAGACCCCCTGTGCCCCCCGTACCACCTGTTCCTGCCGTTCCAGCAATGCCAGCGGGTCCGCCTGCGCCACCAGCACCTCCTGCATAATGAGTACCAGTGTGGGGTGACCCGATATGTTTGCCTGCCGACCCATGGGTGTGAGGTCCGCCTGCATGTTGTGTTCCGTGATGTCCGCCCCAGTAGTAGTAGGCATGAGTTCCGTCATTGCCCTGCCCGTTTGCAGCACCGTGGTGTGGTCCGAAAGTATGAGGACTGTGTAAAGTCGCCCCATCGTTTCTATGTGTGTGATGGTTATGTCCGTGAGGAGCATCATGATGCGGGTTGTGCGTGTGACCTGCATGGTGAATGTGTGAAGGATTATGAAAGACCGTACCTGGTCCATGTGTCAATGGCTTGTTACTCGTAACTACAGGAGGGTTATGGTTTACCGTATTGCCGCCGTGAGGCATATGAAAATGAAGTCGCGAGCCGCGATGCTGGTCATGATAATCCTGCGAAAGATGAGCATGCGGAATATGCGCGCCAGGTTCGCTATCATGCCCTCCGCCATTTGCGTACTGAGTATTCATATGTCCAGAACCGAGACGGTGATGAGCATGATATGGACTTGTGTTAATACCTGGTGCCGCGTCTCCAGTATTTCCAGCCGTGCCAGCACTACCAGCATTGCCCGCTGCGCCAGTAGTACCTGCGTTTCCAGCCGTACCAGCCGTACCAGCCGTACCACCAGTACCAGTAGTTCCAGCAGAACCTAATGCGCCAGAAATACCTAGCGAAACAATTCTTCCAGTACCAGTAATAGTTTTGGCTGCAATAACAACGACAGCGCCACCTTGCCCAGCCGAACCTCCAGCACCACCTACACTCGGATTTGCTCCAGTTGCCGTACCAGGGTTGCCTGCCGTACCAGGATTTCCTGAGTTGCCTGTCGCACCAGGATTTCCAGCCGTACCCGGATTACCAGAGTTACCTGTACTGCCTCTTCCACCAGGAGTGGTACCAGTGCCAGTATGGGCATTTGGTGGATATCCACCAGCACCACCTAACGCACCAGCAACAACAGTTCCACCAGCACCACCCGCATTACCCGCATTACCCGCATTACCAGACTGGCTAGGCCAAGACGTAGGAGCAGTTTTACCAGACCAAGTATCAGAATCAGTTAACGCTGGATATGTTGTTCCTTGACTTCCTTGCGTACCAAGAGCACCACCAGTCAAAGGTGTCAACTGACTGTTATTAGGGTCAATGAACAAACCTTTAGTAGCAACATCTAAAGAATACAGAATTCCTGTAGGGAGAAGACTCGTACCATCAGCGGTAGCGCCCCCACCCTTGCCGCCAATACGATATGTAATAGCATTCGTGGATGTCGTTCCAGAGACTGTCCTTGACGTAACTGCGCTTGGTTCTCCATAAAGTAAACCAAATATCGTGTTTGAACCACTGCTGACGCCAATGTATCCATTAACAGTTAGTTTGTTACGAACAAAAACTCTGTAACCATTAGTGTGAAGCATTGTTTGCGATGGTATAACCAAATTGTTGTAATACATATCTCTGGAAAGATAAGTTATTTGTCCTGAACCAAGAATGGTGACATCGCCGTCATATCCGTTCCCATACACCGAGTCGTTACCTGCACGTTGCACATGCGTTGACGGTGTTGCAGAAAACATTCGTACTGGACGCACATTGACTGGCTCATAAATACCCACATTACTACTTGTGCTACCAACCCAACTTCTCATCAATATAGAAGAAGAAGTAGAAGAAGTGGCATATGTAGTCGTAGAGGTAGAAACTACCCCGACGCTATAAGTGGCAAATTGCGCCTCACCGAGTGCCTTGAGTTCATATGTTGATGGAAGAAACCAGTCTGTATAACCACCGCCAGAATATTGTTTTGCAACATATGCTGCAGTATTTTCTTGTGAACCAAAATTAAATATGATATCTGTCTGTGACGCCCCTAATCCAATATCAGGATATAAAGTGTATCCAGTTAAAGAAACGTTGCTTGTTCTAAGTTTTGGTGTTGCTGTCCCACCAATCCATGTGCTCGTTGATGACGAGTTATATGCACTGCCAGACCACGCTCGTGTTTCTGGAATAATACTGTAACCCTCATTAGTAAGAGTTCTAATATCTGCGGTACCAGGGTTTGGTAAAGCCGTATATGCCATTGACGAATCTAAATATGATTTCACACCATCAAAAAACGGATATAAAAAAGAAAAAGAACTTTGTTCAAACAAAACACCGTCAGCACGCGTGATGTCGGCTGTTGTCAGACCCGTGGTGCCACTTAAAATATGCAGACGAGCGAATGCAGAGCCAATTGGTGCTGTTCCAGCAACCCATCTGCGCCGCCAGCCGTCTGCAATAGCAAGGTCTCCCTGAGAAACAGAGTTCATTTCGCTTCCTACAACAGTTGAACCGTTTGATGCAAACCAAATAACAGCGAGGTAAACAGGTCGCGTATTTCCGCCAACATTTTTTACGTACGCACTATAAACATATTTCTGACCAGCAGTAATGGGTATCAGGGCATGTATGGCGTTGTTGTAATTACTTGTTGAAGACGTAATTTTTAGTGAACTTCCACTGACAAGATGCTCGTTTGTATCAGTTGTGATTACTGCCCCACTATTGGCAGTCCATAAACCAACACCACCATCAAAAGAACTTGTTTTACATAGGTTCGTTCGCGTTAACGTATTCCCAAGTGACCCCGTCCACGTGGGAGGAGCGACTTCAAAATATTTACCAGTAGTGTTATCTGTTGAACTTGGGGTAAGGAAAATCGTCCCACCACCAGGACCGATATCTCCAATCCTGTACAGTTCCCTATTTGTTCCTGTTCTTTCAAGCGCAGCCATTTTATACCAACTGCATATAGTAGAATATCCCAGAGGCATAACCAGTCACGTCTGTTGTTACAGTCGTAGGCAATGTTGCGCCAGATGAAACAAGAAGAATCACTCCACCACCAGCAGGAGATGTTGCTTTAGCAGAAATTGTTGCGCTCCCAGATGTCGGTCCAGAGATGTAGCGGGCAGCAAGAATTACTACCCCTCCACCAGCCTGACCTACTCCTCCAGCGCCACCGCGTAAAAATGTTGGTCCGCCAGATGCGGTAACAGAAAAACCATCTATTGCCTGCAACGGCTGTTGAAAGTATTGCGAGCCGCCAAGCGAAGCGATTGGCAATGTGGCAGTTTGTGTTTGCGACGCACCTCCAAGACTATGAGTAACTGGAGTGCTTGCTGCCCCACCCTGTTGGATAGAACCAGCAGAAGCAAAACCTGTCGTATAACCAATCATTGCGCTGCTACCGAGTATTAACTGATTCTTTACAAAAACACGATAACCATTTGGGTTTAAACGCACACCCGAACTAATGGTCAGATTATAGAAATATGTGTCGCGAGCCATCGTATAAACATTTGAAGAGGGCGTAATACCGATAACGATAGTACTTCCGTCCATGGTTACAGAACCGTCATTGCCAGTGCCATAGACGGAGTCAGGGGCATCAATAAATGACGCCATGGCGTTCAACGCCGGGTAGCGAACCATGCCAGCCATTATGCCTCTTGAATACCTACAATCGTAATATTGACTGACGTTGCCGAACTACACAATGCTGTCAACTGGTCGCTGTTAGTTGCGTTTGCTGTAGAACCATTGTTGTTGAGAACTAGCGAACAGTTGAAAGCCATAGTTTCGTTAGCGTTGATAGTCATACCGCTAATAATGTCGTGTGTGGCAGCCTCAGCCACACCAAGGGGTTTCAAACGAACAGTCACAGTTTTTGCTGACGAAGTAGTGTTCGTTAGAATAATTTGTTTGACAATCGTGGTAGTGCTGATTGGTGTCGTGTAATAGACAGCGGTTGTTGCAGTCAACTGGGCAGGACCAGCAAGACGTTTTTGTGTTACAGCCATCAGATGACCTCCATGTAGAACTTGATAAGATTGTCGCGCAACGCATCATTCGGAGCCCAAACAGAACCACTCCACACTAGAGCCTGCCCTGCAGTTGCCCCACCTTGTGCAATCTGCGCTAAAGAAATAGAACCATTCGCGAGAGCAGTAGGAATGGTTTGCAACAACCATGCATATCCGTTGTACTTCCAAGTTTTACCAGAATCAGAGAAGGTATCGTTGGTTGCTGGGGAGTTAGGGAAGTCAATAGCCATTGTTATGCCTGCGCTTCCGTCCATGAAAGACGTGAGAACACGTTTGCTGATAAGGAACCAAGGTTACGTACCATAATATGTAGCGTGTCTGGACCGTCAGGGTAGATGCCAGTATTAGTGGTCGTTGTTCCGCCACCAAGAATAGAGTTACCGAGGTCTCGTACTGTCGTAAGGTCAATAGAGTTGGCGCCTGTACCTACGAAGAAACCACCTGTTGTTTCGCCACCAGAGATAGTCCTGACTGTACCGCTGTAGTCTGCGACTTGAGCAAGACTTGAAGTGACTGTCGCAGGTGAAATCCATGTAGCGGCTGCGCTTGGTGTGCCGTTAAGAACAGCCGTAATAAGCAGGTTTGAGTTTGCTGTAGTTGTTGTGATATCAAGCGCACGCAAAATCAACTGCATACGGTTGACAAGTTCGCGACTACCAAAAGCACCAGAAGTACCATTATCAACCGAAGGTGCTACACGAATCGCAAGTAAACAGTTCGTTGCACCAGAAGCAACAGCCGTACTTGTTACCTGACCGTACGTGAACAACAAAGATTTATCGTCGTCGTAACGACCATCCATGATTGCCGAAGTACCCCAGTGAGAGATAGTTGGCGCATATGTCGGCCAAGCAAGTTCAACACCAATCGGGTTGGTCGCAGAATATGTGAAAGTTTTTGCTGTGCCATCATTCATCGGTGCGAATAATAGTGTTGGGTTAGTTGCTGTTACTGCCTGACTTAAAGCAAGCACAGTTCCAGAGGTAATTGATGAAACAAATGTGTTTTCTGGAACATCAGGACTACCTATTCCAAACACACGCTGCCCAACCTGAATACCAGCCGTAGAAGAAACAGTAAGAACGTTTGAACCAGACGCTACGGTCGTAGCAAGTGATGCTACGCCTGTTTGTGCCCGAGTGAGACCAGTGAAAGACGTTGAAGTTTTTCCTGTGTAGTTCACAAATTCGTAGCCAGAAAGGTTGTTTGATACAAGTAGTGTTCCTGCTGCAGGGAAACCATATGTTGAAACAACAGACGCGGTAGTTCCCACGTTTGATAGCGTTGCTGAAAGTTTTGTATATGGAGGTTGAGTTATTGACTCGTAGCGTGCTGGAAGGTTTCCTGAACGCATGTACGCTTCTGAGTTAACGTTGTTGTTGACTAACTTGTGACAATATTTAATTTCACCATCAGTTCCACGCATGCCAAAGCGAACTGCACCAGCGCCATACCATGAATAGTCAATGTAGAACATTTGCATTTTTGTAAAGTTGGCGTTGTATCCAGAAGGACCCGTGCCGTCCATTTTGTCAATGTTCCACTCTGATTGCTTATAGTGTGTATCAACCGTTTTTGAAGCAATAACCATTGTGGATGTTATTCCACGATATGCAGGACTAATTGTTAACGATGTATCGCTCGCAATGTCAATGATGCGGTATGACTGTCCTCGGATGACTATGTGGTCGCCGATGTCTAGTTGCTTAGCAAAGCGTGTTGGGAATGATGCGTTTGTTTGGGTGACGCTTGGAGAACCGTTCGTGACACTTACGCGCCCTGATATCTGATACGTGGAATTTCTGAGAACTGCTGTTAGTTCTTGACCATCATGTTCAAAGAACATCCCGTTCTGATTATCAAACAAACCAATGCGGTTTGCGCAACCGTACCATTCGCTAATGTTTGCGTAGTAAAGACCTGATGCTGTTGCTGATGATGGGACACTTAATGCCGTATATGTAAATGTGTTATAACCAGTAACGGTGTAGACCGTAAAGTTGCCGTTGTAGGCAGTCTCGTTTGCGCCGAATACTTCAATAGTTGAACCAGGTTGAAGGTTGTGCTTCTCTTTTGTTTGAACAGTAACCAAAGTGCCTGATGAGGTCAATGATTCTAGTTGTAGCGATGGTTTGATGAGTGTTCCTGAACTCATCTGAATACCTTTACCAGACTGGTATCGGAAGTAACGTCGTGTTTGACGGATTGCTGTCTGATGATTTGATGTTGAGTTGCTGGAAAAAATTACTCCACCATCAAACGGACGATGCAAAAACTGCCCTTGTGGGCGAGCATAACAGAGTGCAGAAGTTGCGGTCAATGTTCCAGTCGGTGCAGTTGGGACATAATAAAAGAATACTGTCGCACTGGAAACACCTGCGACAAAGTGTGCTCCGTTTGGTGGGTTGGCTCCAGAGGTCGTGATGCCAGTGAGTGCTATTTCGTTGCCGATAGAAAGACCGTGAGGAACTGTTGTTGTTACAGTTACTTTTGTTCCAGAATAGGTGACAGTAGGAGCAGCACCGATTGCTGCGCCAGTGTAAAATGCGCCTTGAAAAATCTGTGTTTTGTTTGTGTCATAGATAGAAGTTACTGTTGTCGTGTTTTCTGCACGCGCAGTATATGTGAATGACACTCCAGAAGAAATTGATTCAACAATAAAGTTTCCGTTAGCAATAGACAAATGAGTATCTGTAACAGAAATTGGCGTTCCGACTGCTGGTGTAGATGAGGTGCTTACCGTTACTGTGCGCGAAAGGTTGGGTAAAGATATTGCTGTAATGCCGCCCAATTGTGTTTGTGCGTTGTAAACAAACGGACGGTTGTCCGTCATTGTAAGGTTTTCCCACTTAGAAATCTGTGTACCGTACTCAAAGTCGGTGTCAATAAGTGACTGCGGCATTGAAACACGCAACTTGTTTACTGGGTCGTAAAGAAGTTCGTTTGCTTCAATCGTTGTATCACCAATAGGGAACTGTTGAATACCCATTACGCGATTTCCATTCCGCTAACGTGAAAGTTGACTGTTGCTGCTGATGCTCCACCAGTAAGTGTTTGCGTGGTTGCTATAACTTGTTTGATATCCAGTGACGTCATTGAGAAGCCACTAATTGCGACAGTGGGTGCAATGACTACGCCGTTTAGGGAAAAAGTGAATGTTGCTGGGCTTGATGTCGTATTAGTAACAACAATATTCGTTATAACCGTAGACGTTGAGGCAGGAACCGTATACAAAGTAGTGTTTGTATTAGTTGTCGCAGCCCCTCTAAAAAGAACTTTTGCTGTATTAGCCATTTAGTCAACCTCAATCATCTCAGTAAGCACCCATTATACTCGCCACAGCAAAGTCGTCAACGATGGCTGCACGTGAAACCCACTCTAGACCAGATGCCGTGGACGAGTTGGCAGATAACACTGAACCATTAGCGCCAGCACCAAGTCTTGTCACCGTGTCATTTGCGGTTCCGACGACAAGGTCGCCTTTAGCGTTAATTGCGTTAATAACGTTAACGGCATCTGAGCCACCGACTTGAATCCAAGTTCCCGAATAATAAATCTTTAGTTGGTTTGTGTCAGATTCAAACCAAATTTGTCCATTGGCAGGGCTGGATGGGGCGGTATCTGAGGTAACTGCACCAATTCCTGATGCACCAATTTCAATCCAATGACTGTCGTAGCGAACAAAAGTAATACCACTGTCTGATTCAAACCATAGGTCGCCTGTGTATGGGCTTGATGGCGGGGTGTCTGAAACCGTCATTAGGGCGGAACCAATACGTGAATAGTTGGTGCCGTCGTTTGTGTATTCCCAGAGGTCGGAGACTTCATTCCAACGGATACGGACATCAGTTGAGGTGCCACGGTTGACTTCAATTTCACCGTTAAGAGTTGGGGCTCCTGCAACAGAGGCGTTGAGGGTAATTTTGAAGTTATCAACGTCAAGTGTTGCACTACCGAAAGTACTACCAGTGACGTTCAGGTTACCCGCAACGGTTACGTCGTTGAACGATACGTTCTGTCCACTGACCGCCACGGTTCCTGTGGCATCGGGGAAAGTGATTGTTCTATCGGCAGTCGGGTCAGTAACCGAGACAGTTGTCTCAAAGTTGTTAGCAGTTGCACCTTCAAAAATAACTGACCCTGTTAGGGAGACGTTGCCCACAATATCAACACCAGTAGATGCAAATACTGCCATGTCTGTAGTGCCTGAACCGATACGAACATCAAGTGCTGAGGTTCCACCAAATGCGATATAACCCATATCGGTTGCATCAATGGTTCTTTGGATTTTAGCCTGTGCAGTAGTCCAGTCAGCACCAGTAGATACACGCCTATATTTTGTATAAACAATGTCTTGGTTTGCGTTCGTTGAACGAATTTGCGAAACAATAAGTTCGTTACCTGCGGTACCCCCCAATGCGCCGCCCGCAACATGGAGCATAGAGGCAGGGGTTGGGGTGCCAATCCCTAAACCGCCAGCCATATAGTTTTGGGCTGTACCGCCCATGTATAGGTTCCAGCGACCAGTAGCAGCAGCAACGTTGCTGGCAAACGCATAGTTGTTTGTTCCACCAGTAAGTTGTGAAGTTACGAGATAACCGTACTGGTTTGTAATTGTTGAACCAGCACCAGGAGTTGTAACACCAGAAACAGCAAAGTGATTAAGATTACTAAGAGTGAACGCTGCTGTTGTGGTATTTATTGAAGAAATAAAACCGTTAGCCTGCGTGGTTACATCCGACTGAATCGCTCCAGTGCTAACAACCCCGTAAGCAGTTGTGCCTCCCGTTATAGGTCTTGCAATCGCAAGATTTGAAATTGTGAGTGAGGTTGTGCCAATACCAACATTTCCGTTTGCACTAATAACAAAAGGTGTGGAGTCAGGGTTTGTTGAATCCTCAACAACAAAAGCATTACCAGCACCAGTCTGGGTAATACGAACAAGGTCACCAGCAGTAGCCCCACTTACTATAAGTGACCCAAGCGTGCCCACAGTCGTTAAGTTGGATAACGATGTTAAAGAAGTATTAGATGAAGCAGTAATGTTTGTGGCAGTACCAGAAAGGTCACCAAAAAAAGTTCCAGCCTGAATGTCACCAACTGTTCCAGCAAAAACTTCGCTCGTATTCGTTGCGTCGGGAATCATTACGAAACGACCAGTAGAGTCGTCGTAACCAAAGAAACCTATTTTTGCTGCTGCACCATTGTGGTATCTAAACTCAATACCGCGGTCTTTATTGTCGTCGGAACTTGGAGCAGTGTCACCACCAAGAGTAATTACAGGGTCGTCAATCGTGGTGACAGTTGAGTTGACAGTCGTAGTAGAGCCATTGACTATAAGATTTCCAGAGAGAGTTAGGCTCGCTGCTGTCACGCCACCAGTGACCGCCAAAGAACTAAGAGTACCTACAGAAGTAATTGCTGTTTGAGCCGCTCCAGTAACAGTGGCGGCGGTGCCAGTTGTGTTTTGGTTGAGAGTCGGGATGTCGGCAGCAACAATTGCTCTAAATGTAGGAACGCCAGAGGTGCCATCAGGGGCTGCTAAAACATAGTTGGCAGTCTTGGATGCATATGGGTTCTGAGTATCGCCATAACTAGCCGCCAAAGAAACGGTAGCCGATGAACCTTCGCCAGCAGTATGCGCCACAGATACAGGGCTTGTTCCAGAGATGCCCGACATGTAGTTACCTGTCGTGTCTGTACCGAGGTCAATTGCATCATTAACCCAAAGAGTTCCGTTGTACTTAAGGAAGTCTCCTGATGTTTTATCAACAAGTGAAACATCGTGCATCCACTCAAGGTGGTTGTTGCCAGGAATAATTCTTATTGCAATTTGACCAGTGGAAGCATGACGAACGGTAATGAATGCAACAGCAAGGTCATGTTGTGGTCTTACATTTGTGAGTTTTCCATCAACGGTTGGGTGGGCAAAAAGGATGTCACCAGCAGCCCAAGTCTCGTCACCAACCGCAAGTGCACTGGCGGTGCTTCCTCTTGTGTCAAGACCAGTTAGAGTTCCAAAATTCATCACTTCGCCGTTAACGCCGCTAGATATATTGCTTGTAGCAATGCCCATCGCACGAAGTTCTGAGTTTTCTGTTCCTGTTACTTGAAACGGTGCAACATCTATTCTTCCGCTAGGTTCTGCGTCAACAGCACCAACCAAGGTTCCTTTGAGTATGGTTGAGCCAGTATTATTCCTGACAAGGTATACATTTGGGATGTTGCTGTTTACCCAGTTGGTTCCGTCATACATCAATCCTTGGAATTGAAGTGGAGATGTAATAACAACATCACCAATAGCGTCAATAGAAGCAACTGTCGCAACGTTCGTACCAGGAGCAAATTTAGTGCCGTTGTATTTGAGCACTTGGTCAAGAGTGGCACCAGTAGTATCAACTTCAATACCATCAACAAACAATGCGTCAACAGCAACATTGCCAACAAACTTAATGATGTCCGCGCCATAGCGATACACATAAACATCGCCAGCGGCAGACCCGCCACCCCACGTAATTCTTCCGCCAGCATCAATACGTATTCTTGGTTGCGTATCAGCAGCGACCTTGGCTGAAAAAGCCTCGTCGCTAGATGAACTAAAACCTTCCCCCTTGAGGGGTGTTCCCAAAAATCTTGTCACGACCTCAATCGCTTCCTATGTTGATGCTGACCCCGCGAGGTCAAATTGTGATTAGGCTGCGCCTCGCCCGAAAGCCTTGTCGTTTGGATTTAACCAGCGCATTAACGGACCAGATACGGCTGCAAAAGCAGCAGCACCAATCGCTTTAGCGTCATGATTGCCAGCCAAGTAGACGGCGATACCAGCAGAGATTGCTGTGCGAGCATACGATGCAAGCATTGATTTGTGTTGTTCTGTAAGTTTCATATTTCCTCTTATCCTGTGATTACTACGCGGTAACTGTTCAGTGTTGGAGCAACAGAGAACGTCACCGTGACGTTATTTGTATCGGTTCGTACTACATCGCAAATTACGGTGTCGTAGGTGGCTGCGTCGTAAACTTGAACGAGAACATCACGAGTGGCAAAACCGTGCTGGACACCAAATGATGTTGCTGAGCCGTCTCCGATTACTTTTGCAACAACTCGTGCCAAAACAGGAACGGATACGCCAGCACCCTGTGTGCCGTCAGCGGCAAGGTTTGTACGAGCGCCAGATGCTGTGGATGAGTTAGTACCACCAGCAGTAACCGCTACATCTGTACCATCCCAAACACCCGTGGTAATTGTTCCAAGTGTCGTGATTGATGTCTGACCAACATAGTTGGCTGAAATATCAATAGCGTCTGCAGTAATCGCGGTACGGTTTGAGGTGACGTTGACATTGATTGTATTTCCGCTCTGGGAAAGACCATCTCCAGCCTCAAACGAGCCAGCGCCAGAGAACTGTGTCCACGCAATAGCCGTAGAGTCAATAGTGATTGCTCCGTTTGTGGAAACAACAAAGCCCTTATCCGAGTTGACAGTACCTTCTTCAACAAAGGCGAAAGTTCCAGGCTTTAGTTCTCCCGTATCAACAGTGCCGTTAGCGTCAGATGAACGCAATGCAGTACCACTAGCGACAGCAACATAAATGCCGTTTTCGCTTCCTGATACCTGATTCTTGACAAGAACGCGGTCACCAGCAGCCAAAGTAACACCGTCAATAACATCGCCAGTTTGTAGGTCAGCGGCGAGGTTAACTGCCGCCGTTGTAGCAACTCTTACCGACTGCTTGACATCAAGACCTTGGCGGGCAGCATCAACATAACCCTTGGTAGCAATATGGGCAGGGTCAGTTGGTGTGGCAACTTTGGCGTTCCCACTTCCGTCTCTTTTAACCAACTTGGAAGAAGTAGCGTCAGGAGTTGCGTCCGTAAGCATGTTCCACATTGCGGCAGGCAGCAAACCAGCACTATCTGTATCAGCAACATTAAGGGTGAGAGTTACTGTACCGTTTGACTCAGAAACCGTAAGGGCTTCAGCGATGCCTGCGCCGCCACCCGAAACAATAGAATGAACCGACTTCTTCCAGCCAGCATTTGCATACACCATAAGGGTGAATGTTGCGGTATTGAAGTACATCCGACCTTCAAAGTTGCCTGAGGATGGGTTGGTAGCCAGTGCCTCAAATTTGGCGTTAATCAGTTGGTTCTGATTAAGGTCAATATTAGTTAGAAATTTTTGAGCCATTTTTCCTCTACCTTAAGTGAGATATGCTTTTCCCGAGAATGCCGCAGAGAACGTCACCGTGACCTGAGTCGTACTATTGTATTGTACCTCACCAAATACGTGTGTATCTGCAGAGTCCACAATGGTTACGGTTGGTTTGCCTCCAAGCGAGTGAGTTATCACCCATGTTGCCGCTGCTGCTTGCTGAGTGAACTCATATCTGTTTGTAAATGCACCTGAAGCAGAATTAGAGCGAACAACAACAAGGTTTGGTGCATCTTGGTCAACGGTTACCTTGTTTGGGGTATCTTGATAAACATTTACATTGTTTGGAATCGTATTGCTCATCGCGTTACCTCCATGGAAAGAGTAAATGTTCCTTGGATAACTCTTGACACGACTCCTGTGGAACTAATAATTTCTAAGTCGTAAACCCCACTAGAAGTGAGGGCTGCAGTATCCGCAGCACTAAGGGTGATGGTTATGAAACCAGAGCCACCATTTATGTTGATTCTGCCGTTCTCTGTTGTCAACGAAATCATTGGAGTTGTTGACTCAATCGTCCTTCTGACCTGCATCCGTGCCGTATGGTTTGCAAGCGGGTAAGGCTCATATTCTGCTGGGTTCTGTTCCGTTGGTGTCCTTGGCTGCTCAAGTGCTATGACGCGCGCAAAACTAACTCCCTGTTCGCACAGTATGTTGTAATTTCCTGCAATCATCATTTCTCCAAGAACTCAATATTTAGATTTTAGACTACAAAACAGCGTAAACATACCCATATCAACGTAGTAAAAATCAATACAATTATTAACTATCCAATTCTTCGTCATCGCTAAAAGCATCGGTACCCATAACAATCATGTCCATACCAGCCCTGAGCATCCCAGTAGCCAACCACGGCGTCATACCGTCCGAAGTCGCAATACTCAATTCATTAGCAGACGAACCAACAACCTCGGCTATAAGAATAAAATTAGTCACTACCCGACTAGGAAGCGTGTCCCTAACCATCTCAGTAAAATTTTGGAGTATCTGTTCTTCACTCAGCGACTCTTCCATTTCCGACCTCCAAGTAGTCAATGCGTTGCTTCAACAATTCAACTTCAGCCAAAAGTTCATTATTCTTTTTCAAACATTCGTCTTGTTCTAATTGTAGTCCCTCAATCACATCCTTGAGGCGCATAACTTCATTCCGTAGGTCGTCAACAATACTTCCGTAGCCATCAAAAATTGTTTTGACTTGCTCGTTCTCAACACCTTTGAAGTCAACTTTTGCTGCTAACTTCTGCCCGCGTAAAACAACGAACGAAGAAATTGCTGCTGTAGCAAGCGAACCACAGACAACAACTATATTTGTCATGTCAGGCATTTACGTAACCCCATTTATTGAGAACCAACATTTCGTATAAATATAAACAGGCAAACAAAACAGTAAGCCAAACCGCCTCTCCATGAACAGCGGTTGCGACACTCGCACTAGCCCACATACACATAGCGGCAAGATACATGTGCTTATGCTCAACATAAACACCTACAAGCATATGAAAAAGAACAAAACCGACAGCGACGAGTGCAAAAAACCCTGGAATAATCATGCTGTTTTGTGAAAAAGCCATAAATCCCATCAATGCCAACACGAGCCTTAAAGTTAAAGCAATATCAAGTTGAATATCAATCTTTTGTAAATCAGACATGTCACGCCGCCATCGCCAACATTGTGCGCCATTCTTCAATTGGTGCAATAGCAGTTGAGTTTTCAAATTGGATTTGAACCCATCCACTATCACCCATGACGCGGAGTGCTTTTACCTGAACCCAGCCGTCATGCCACGCATAGGCATTCAGAATGTGCTTCCATTCACCATCAAAAAATACTCGTGAAGTTCCCATGGCTATTAGATTTGGAACCAGATGTCACCAGTTACGGCTACTTGACCAGCAGGGTATGTCGGTTCTGTTGCCTGAACATATACTCGTGGTGTTGTGCGTGCCGCATCGGATGGAAGTCCGACACCTTGTCCAGATGTTGTATTTCCGTATTGGTACAACTTTGCGCTGTTAATTTCTGTTTCGGTGTAGTGCTGAGTATTGTGTGTGTGACTGTCGTTCTTGATTTTAAGGTTAAATGTAGGTGCAGCCGAACCGTCAAACGACGCAGTAACATCGGTCGTACCAGCGTTCGTTGTAGCAACATCACCAGTAAAAGTAAACGTACGAGCAGTACGCAGAGCAGTAGCCGTAGCGACAGTCGCAGTAATGGTGTTCGTTGCGCTGCTTCCGTCAAAAGACACTGAACCAGAGGCATCACCGCCGAGACTGATTGTGCGGGCGGTAGTAAGTTTTGTTGCTTGTGCAGCGTTAGTTACCGTTATAGCCAAAGTGGCGTTAGCGGAACCATCAAAAGTTACCGAACCAGTGGCATCAGTTGAAAGAGTGATTGTCCGCGTCGCAGCCCATTTTGTGGCAGTGTTTGCGTTGCCAGCGAGAGCAGCAGTGATGGTTCCTGCAGTAAAACTACCAGTACCGTCACGCAAAACAAGAGTGTTTGCTGTTGCTAATGTAGCAGTAGCAATAGCAATAGTCGGGTTTCCGCTAACACCGTCTGCGTTTGTGATAGTTAAACCAGTACCAGAAACGACTATTGTTCTTGGAACATAAGTGTTTGCTGCGGTTCGCGTAACCATTCCTGTAGTGGCGAGTGCTGCAAGCGCCGTCAAGTCGGCGTCAACAGGCTGATATTGGGATGCGTGAGCATGGCTTTCGTCAACAACAACTGCTGTAAGCGTGACGTCTGCAGTTCCGTTAATGGAAACAGAACCAGTTAAATCTCCCGCCAAGTTGATTGTTCGTGCAGTCGCCCACGATGTGGCAGAAGCAACAGCGCCACTAATTTTTGTTGATGCGATAGCCGCAGTATTAGAAATCATCGCATCGGTAATAAATAGTGGTGGGATTTTGTGTGTGTGGTTAGCCAGAGCAAGAGCAGTGCCGCTACCAGTACCCGAAGCAGCGTTGATGTCAACGGCTGTTGCTGTTTCAACTGAGTGAACATGGTTGGCGCGAGCAAGGCTTACGCCACTACCAGCAGTCGCCGTAGTATTTTGTATCTGTGTTGCTGTGGCGTAACTGTGAGAGAGTTGTGTCCACGTTGGGGCAACGCCACCGACCACTATTCCACGGAAATATAAGGAACCACTTGTTGTATCCCAGTAGAATGCTTTAGTATCTGCGGTGGTGCTTGATGTTGGCGCTCCTGCACCAGTGCTGAATTTGGCTGCCAAGAATTCTAATGATTCATGGGTGTCGTTCATCTGCACGCGGGTGAACTCGTCGTTGCTGCTTTCCCATTTATAGAGTGCAAGACGGTCGGTTTGTATGGCTGTCATTCAATTCTCCTAAGCAGATACTCTTTAAGTATACAACTATACAACTATGCGATTATGGCGTGAGTGAGAGAAACACCAAGTGGGCGAGATAATTCCATTAATTGAAGCATCTCATCTATGGACTGCCCGACTGTCGTCGCGTCAGGAGTCTCCGCAAGTTTTGTTTCAATCAATATTTTCCACGGTGAACCCGTATAACGTTTAGTAATAGTGCATGTTTTGGTGTCAGTAAGAACACGTTTTGTAGCCTCACGAATAGCCGCAATAGAACCCGCCGCGTAACCGTAATATCCAGTCTCAATTTGCCATTGGAAAAACTCATCCAAACCAGCAATTTCTGGTGCAAACCCTTGCAGAGCACCCCACGCAACAGAGTCGTTTGCGTCTACTGTTACGTCAATAGCGTCAATACCTTGCCATCCTGCTGGCAAGTTAGCCCACGGGGTACCACCAGCGACAGGGTTGAGGAGTTTTGTTCCTGTGAACTGGGCGAGCCAAGGCATATATTCACGTGGAACTCTGTCAGGTTCAACCAGCAGACTCAATGTTTCAGCGTCTGTCGCATCCTTGCCTTCTGAGATGTCGTTGTACTGAAAGCCGCGCGCGAGGTCATAGAGAATGCCATGTGCCGACATACCAATTTCTGCTAGGCGAATCATCGGATAACTGGGTAGTGGCGTTTCAAGGTCGTTGTCTATAAAAATTTGGGGCAAGAAATCCCAAACATCCATAACATAAAAGTTACGCAAAAAAGCCAGTTGATTATAAATAGTAGGCTTGTTAATGTAAATAAATGTTGTTGCGTACTCTGGGGAAGAAAATGTATATTGCAAAGTAACCCTATAGTGCGCGTT